AAGACAGGTTCTATTGCACTAATAAATGTTTTTTCGAATTGAAGATTATAATCTATATAGTCCTCAAGTTTAAATTGTTTTGGAAGAAAGTCAATAAATGCAATGACATTCTCCTTTATAGGATTTGGTTTAATTAGATATGTGAACTTAACTTTGTCACCACCATGTATTTTTTCAACTTTATTGCGAAGATCTTTATCGTCAATTAAAGCATTATGTAAGAGTGCTCCTCGTACATGAATAGGTGTACCTTTTTTATATATGGTTTCTTTATCATTCCATTTTTTAATATTCTGAACAGAACGAGGAAATGATACTTCCTCAGCTGATGCTTGAGAGAATACTTTCTTAAAGTTTTGTATATCGCTTTGAACTGTTATCTCATCAGTTTCAATAATTCTTCTAAACATATCTTTTAATGCTTGTCTACATATTGCAGGAGTACTTGATTTAATAGCTTCAATACCCATAATTTTTAAATGAGGTTTTGTATAACGTACACCTTCATTGTCATACACATTTAAAATATATCTTTTCTTTGCTGTCCATATACCTCGGTCGGCAATTACTTCTCTTCCCATAACCATTTTGTTTTCTATACCACCAAGAGTATTATATAATTCATTAAAAGAATTTTTAAGAGCATCTTCTAAAGCTGTAGAACATAATTTGTCTAAAAAGTTTATAGGGTTTGCTGGTTTAAAACGTTTTACAAACTCATCAAGACAAACATATACTGAGTCAGTATCAATAGCAACCACGTAATCTTTATCAGTTTCTAATGTCTTATTAAGATATTCATTTAAATATTTTTCTGCCCATTGAATAGTTGCTTGGCCAGTGAGAGTAATACCTTCAGCAATTCTCATATCAAAATATCTGAACCATTTATTACCCATCGCTCCATATAAACTATTAAGAAGAATCTTAAGAGCTAATTGTTGGTTAGATGAAATCGCTATACGTTTTTCAATATCATATTGCTCTGATTTACTGCCACATAATTCTAATTCTTGTTCAGCTTTTAATTGTTTATTTTTATGCTCAACACGTTCGTTATAAATTTCTTGGATTATTTGTGAAAGAATACCCTGTTTGGTTGTATTAAATCGAACACCATTGACAGCTAATGCAGTGCCAGGTTTATTGTTTGTTACTTCACCACGAAGAATAGATTCAACATTTACATCTGGTTCATCATCAAGTAATATAGTCTCGGGAGACATATTATATTGCATAATAATTGATGGGTATAGAGAGTTCAAGTCAAATGAACATACCCAATCATGCATTCCTACTTGTGGTTCCTTAACATATCCACCAGGATATGCCCCTTTAAATGACTCTTCATTTTGTGGTATTGCTATTTGTTGTTCATACAAATGCCTATAGATTAAGGAATCCCATATCGCCACAGTCCCTAGAACTGCATCATAGTTAACACCACCTTTATAGGCCATAGTTAAACATAAGGTGATAAGACCAAGCTTATCTTCCATTCTGTCAATCAGCTCTACATCTTTAATATTATAATCAATAAACTTCTGATAATCATTTTTATATAATTCATTTAGGTTAGAAGCTTCACCAAAATCAAGTTTCTTTTCACCAAGAACTACATTAGCAATATGGTCCAATTTATAAGATTCTTGTGGACCATAAGTAAATGCGAATTTTTTAAATACTGCAAGGTAATCAAGAATTGTAACACCTTTTAATTCATATTTGTCACGAGTTTGAGTAGAGAATGGTTGTTGTATTTCTCTCTTGTCTATCATTCTCCAAGGAGATAACATTTTCTCTTTTGACCCACCATTAATTTTTGCTATACGATTTACAAGATATGGAATATCAAAAAATTCTACATTCCAACCAGTAACAATATCAGGAGAACTAATGCCCCAATGAACTAAAAATTTATGAAGTAGTTCTCTTTCAGTTTGACATTTAATATAACGAACTTCATATTTTTCCATTAAAGATTTTTCTATATCATAATCACCACAACCAAATGTGTAATAAACATCGTCTATATTATTTTTCATTGTAATCGCAGTAACTTCTTGATCGGCAAGAGCTGGGTCTGGAAAACCTTCTCCATATTTTACCTCAATATCAATAGAAGTTACATTAATTATATTACGATTCCAATGAATATTTCCTGGAAATTGTTCATTAATATATTGAGCAACATAATTAGTATTACCATATACACCAAAGTTATCAACATCTTTATATTTTTTTATAAATTCTGAAGCATCTTTCATACTACTAAATATCATAGGGTCGACAGATTTACCATCAAGAGATTTCCATTTAGTATTGGCTTTTTTAGATGTGACGTGTAGAGTGGGTTTGAATGGAATGGTGAAGCTCACCTTCTTTCCGTTTTCATACCCAATATATTTGATTACTTTTCCATGACGAAAAGCATTGATATAAAAAGTATTATTCATGATAATATTATACCATAAATCATACTAAAAGTAAACAGATTTATGCGAATATTTCCTGCTGTGGTGGTGTTTGAATTTTTATAATACCGTCAACCATACTTTTATAATTATCTTCTAATTGTTCTTCAGGTTGAGCGACGAACATAATATGTTCTTCTTTAATCATTAACTCATCAATTTCACAATAAGGCAAATAAGGAACGAAGCCTATTTTACCATGTGCACCTGGTTCAGGTATTAAAAGAATGGGATTTTTAACGAATTTTCTTTTCGTATTTTCGTTAACTATTGTTACTAATATTTCTTCACCCGACGTAAGTCGAATTAATCTAATTTTTTCATTCATATTTGTTTTGATTTATAATCTTTGATTGCTGCTTTAATTGAATCTTCAGCTAAAACTGAGCAGTGTATTTTAACTGGAGGTAAGTTGAGTTGTTCAACTACCTCTACATTTTTAATTTGCTCTGCGTCATTAAGTGTCATACCTTTTAACATTTCAGTTATAATAGAAGAAGATGCTATTGCAGAACCACAACCATAACATTTAAATACTGCGTCCTGTATAATATCTTTCTCTACTTTGATTTGTAACTTCATAACGTCGCCACAAGCAGGAGCACCTACCATACCAGTACCCACATTTGGGTCGCCTAAGTCCATCTTACCCACATTACGTGGATTATTATAGTGGTCTAAAACTGCGTCTGAATATGCCATAGTGCTCCTTAGTATTTATTAGCCTAGCAATAGCTTTTTAGCATGCTTAGGCAGGTCACCTAAATTAATAGTTTGAGGCTTGTCCTCTTCTGGAACATCGTTCTCCAAAATAACTACAAGTAATCCATCAACAATATCAGCGCCTACGACCTTAATGGTCTCGCTTAATGTGAATGAACGCTCAAACGCTCTTTGAGAAATACCACGATGGGCGTAATCTCTTGTATTAGCGGCACCCTTATGTTTACCGGTAATAGTTAAAACACTTTTCTCAAGTGTTAGGTCAATATCTTCTTTCTTAAATCCCGCAACAGCGATTTCAATTAAAAAGTGACCGTCATCTCTTTTGATAACATTATACGGTGGGTAGCCAACACCTCTGGCGCTTTCCACATTCATTTCAGATAATGTATTAAAGAGAGAATCGAATCCCAGGAAGGTATCCCTCGGGAAGTTAAATGCTAAGTTTGACATAATGTCCTCCTATTAAATAGCAAGGTTAAAATTGTAGTCACCATGACTACGGTTAATGTAGGACCTTTCGCATCCTACAAATCTATTTATACATATATTATATCATAGTTTGACGTATTTGTAAACAGTTTTAATAAATTATTTTGCTGACTTATTTCATGCATCATTCGTATATCATCTTTATACCATTCATAATTTGGATATGTTATATTCCAACCACCTGCTTCTTGCCACCACCTAAAACATTCATCATTATCTCTAACTACTGCAATGATTTTACTTTCTGGAAATAACTCTACAATATCATTTAAGTAATATGCAAAATTATGAGATAGTATTACTTTAGTTTGGTCTTTAGGTCCATCAAAACTTTTGTCAATTTCATCAATCCACATTTGTCTAGTACCAAAAGTAAAGCCTAACCAATTACCATATTGCATTTTTGGTCCATAGTAATTTCCTTTATGACCAGCATATTTATGATGTTTATATATTTTGTCAGGAGTATAATCAGTCATATCTGCATTATACTCCTTTCTAATTTTTTGAGCTTCATTGCTCCACATACTTCCTGGAGCACCTGTTACAAAAATCCAGTTCTTCACCCTCTTAAATCAGTTCCTTCAAGCTGTGTTGGTACCTCAACTTCTATTACAAGATGGTCTTTAAATATGCTTGCTAATCCTAATGCTTCTGTATTAAACTTAATTAAATTCCTAAGAGCATCTTCAGTAATGAATGACATAAGGGTATCTCTATGTGCATCACCATCAGCACCAATCTTCCATTCATATTTACCAACTTTAGCTTCAATAGCTGCTATTGCGTCTGGGTCTTGAGCCATTGCTTGCAATGCATTTTGTAAAACGAATGCATTTGGATTTCCTTTATTTACCCATAAGGCTTTTTGCATACCATCTCTAAATGATTTGACAAGCTTATAAGCATCATAAAATTCTCCGCTTGGTGGTGCATCCCAAAGTTCTTCAAATAAAATTTCTAATTGGAACCCAGGATAGTTAGGGTCATCAGCATGACTTCCATCTGCTTGCAATATACCATGATGGAACCATATTTCTGCTTTGTCATTTGGTTCAACATGTTTTTTATATGCAGCTGGGTTTTCTCTTGTACCATTTAGTTCACCGCGTTTGAATGCAAGTCTACGTTCACCGCCTGACATTCCATTAACCCAAGTCACATGCTCTTTAAAGCATGCAATATAATAATCTATTGATGTAGATTTATTACCACATATTAACATGGTCATAGCAAAAGCTTCGGGAACCATACCCGAACCAGCAGCAAAACTTGGATGCGTCATATCTGCTCCAATAGCTTTACCGGCTATAATATTTAAATTCATAAGACCAATTGAGTCATAATCATTATAGTCATAGTCAACATTCTCTTGTAAGAAGCTAACTCCATTACCACCATGACTTACCATGACAATCTTATCAGATGTTCTTAAAGAGTTATGGAATTCATTAAAGCCAGGAATATCTCTTGCTCCTGGTATATGTTTAATGGTTATATTTTCTCCTAAGAATGGTTCAAGTTGGGTGGCTATAATTTGAGCCCATTGGCTTGTTCCAGCTCCAGGTTTTTGTGGTACAACAAAGATATAATCAGCTAAGGCTGATGTTGTGAATGCCATAAGGCAAAGTGCTATTAATTTTTTCATGCATACTCCAGTTTGTTTTTTCTTATAGACAATGTTGCCATTGCTATAATTGTTATAATTAAAATAATAAATATTGGCCTAGTCATAAGAGTATCTATAGTATATAAAGCACTTAATTGTAGGGTCAATGTTTCTACTTTTATGGCTAAGATGAATGCCATCAGCAAAGCTGGTCTACTATATTTATATTGTTTGCAAAAGACTCCAAGAGCTGAGCATAAAATTAATATAGCATAGTCCTCCCATCCTCCAGTGTATTGAGCACAAGCCCAAGTGATAAACACTACAAGGATTGGAAAATAATATTTATATGGCCAAGAAGATATCTTTGAAATGTATCTATTAAACACAATGCATAATATACCTACTAAAACCGTAGCCCACATAAATCCAAATGTGAGACTGTCAAAAAATCTTGTATCATAAGCAAGGTCAGGCGTTCCTAATTCAAAACCTAATACCATAAATAAAGCCATTAGTACTGCAGCAAAAGAAGCTCCAGGGATTCCAAATAAAACTGTGGGAATCATTGATGTAGCCTTTTGAGAATTGTTAGCTCCTTCCGAACCTATAACACCTCTTATATTTCCTTTACCAAATTCTTCATTAGGATTGGCAGCAACGGCTGAACCATACGCCATCCAATCTCCCATTGCACCACCAAGTCCTGGAAGGAAACCAATAAAGGCTCCTATTGCTCCGCCTCTTATTGAATCCCATCTATATTTCCATGCGGCTTTAATTCCATCTAAGGTTTGGCCTTTAGCATTATGTTGTATAGCAGTTCTATCTCCTTTTCTCCAACCATCTAATATTTCAGGGAAAGCAAATAAACCAGCAACCATCGGCATAATCTGAATACCAGCTCCTAGATACTCCCAACCGAATGTCCACCTATCAGCATTTGTCACTGGGTCAGTACCTATACTCCCTAAGAATAATCCAATTAATATAGCTATTAAGCTTCTAATCCAGAATTTATTAGATACAAATCCAACACAGGCAAGAGCTAACATAACAAAAGCCCACATCTCTGGGACGCCAAAGACCATCATAAGTTTTGTATACCAAGGGAGTAAAGCAAATGTTAATGTTCCCCATAAGAGACCATTGACTGTTGAGGTGGTTATTGCTGCAGTAAGAGCATAGGTTGCTTTACCTTGTTTGGCCAGAGGGTGACCATCGACCATTGTGGCTGCGGCAGAATTTGCGCCTGGGATACCTAATAAGATTCCGGAGTATGTATCACCTGTAGTAGAGGCTGCTACTACAGCCATACAGAATACAACTCCTAAGTACGGGTCTGAGAAATAAGACATAAAACCAAATAGAACTACAAGACCTGTGGTGGCTCCTGCTGCTGGTATCAATCCAATTATAAGCCCATACAATGTGCCTAATAACAATGCTAAAATCATAATCTAATTTTTATTTTATTCCAATATTATACTTGGGACATAATTCCCAATCCCCTTTTTCCTTATGTGATATTATTTTAATTTGATTTAATGGAGCTGTTTCTCCTATTGGTGCTACAGTTTCTAATAATCCCCAATCAGACATAAGTTGTACAATTGTATTGCGTCTATGGAGGTCATTTTCTGTGAGGTTAGATGGTTTACCATCTAATAAGAATAACTCTTTAAAGTGAGTTATGAAGTATCTTCCTTGTTTATGAAGGATATGACACGATTGAAATAGTTGAGAATCTCGTTTAGAAGCTACGCCCATTCGAGTTAATGTTTCTCTAATTTTGAGAAAATCGTCTGGTTCTGCTAATAAAACTTCTAACATCATATCTGGTTTCCAGTCAACCAGTTTGTCTCTGTGTTCCACCATGAAATATCTTCCCCTTTATTATATTAAGGTTTTCATTACTTAAAAGCGGAAGTACATCACGAGCTTTTTCATTGCTATAACCATAATATCTTTTTATAGCATTGATATTTTCAGATTCAATAGATTTGTTCCACTTGGAGAAACGATTACGCTTCCTAACAATATTTATAAGAAATGAGTATTGCAATCGGTTGTCGAGATGGTGGAACTTATTCATTTCGTTAGCGTATAAGACAGTATCTGGAAAATAAGATAGACCACGATTAACCATAAAGGCATTATAATCTTTTTCATTTTCAAGTATATCCTTTTTAGTATTGGATATTGATTTTATTAATTCAAATGGACTCATAGTTTTTTCCATACCCATACAGCGAGTTGGACTGGTGTTGTGCCATCTCTAATAGATATCATTGTTTCAATATGCATATCTAATACTTTAAATTTATCTTTAAACCATTTGAATGCGCAATCATCAGCATTTGGTATTGTCCAATTAGCATATTCTGTATCAGCTTCCATATGAATCTCTGCTCTATTAAGATGAACTCTTACAATACATAGTCCACCTTTTTTTAACCATGAATAAAATTTATCAAAATAATATACATTCTCCTCAACAGGTCCAAAATTACATGAGCCTAAAGCTAACACAACATCGGCAAAGTCTCTGCCAAATATTTGATGTGCTTGATTGAAAGTTGCTTGGAAGTCTGCTTCTGGATATGGAGCAGCATCAAATCCTATAAGATTTTTAATTTTCTTTTTAAATGGATTAATACCACAACCAGCATCAATAACTAAACCTTCAGGTTTTACTCCATTAATAAAGTCAGCTAATAATATACCTGAACTATCATGGTTATTAAAGTGGTCTATGTCATATGGTTTTCTAGTAAAAAAATCAATGACTTTATTTTCATTATCACTAGGTGGTTTTGACATATTTAACATTTTCAAGTAAAAAAGATCGCCAACCATTATTGTCTGTATCAAACACAGCTAAGACATCTTTACTTCTGGCCTTAACAGATAATCCTTTTGGTGTCATATCTTTTGGTATAAATTCAGATGCTAATGTACAATTCATAATACGTTCAGTACCATCTTTCTTTTCAAAGCAAACATTAACTACACCATCATGAAGAAATTCTTTTAAATCTTTTCTAAATTGTGTTTTTTCATTCTCGTTCATTATATTTTACGCCAAGATTTTCAGCTAAAATGAGCCTCATATCTTTAAATAATCTACTGGCTTTTTCCAATTGCCATACAATATTTACCATAGCTAAAGCCATAATTATTGTTGCATAATTTGATAATTCTTCTAACATAAGTCTCCTATTTAAATTTAATTTGTGACATTATTTCTGTCATACATGCCACTACGTTTAATTCATGGTCAGCTACAAAACTATCTTTATAAGAATAGTCCGCAAGTATAAGCACTAATTGTGGAACACTCGTGGGTGAAACATACTCAACCATATTATCATAAATTATTCTAAACAACTTTGAGGATTCTACGTCAATGTTATCAGTAACCCACTTGCGCATACTCTTAAAGTTTTTAGATTTTAAATCTTTCATTAATGCCTTAATGCTTGACTCAGATAGAGTAACAAGAATACCGGTATCAATGGTGCCACTCATCCCATACCTTTGACACTCATTAATGATGCGTCTCCAGTCTGGAATATATTTCATAATCAGTTCTGCAAGAACCTGATTTTCATATTTAATTTTTTCGGAATCAAGAATAAATTGAAGCCGTTGCATAAATTGCATGGCCATCTTTTCCTTATTTCCTATATTAAATTCATATATAGAACACCTTGAGTGAAGTGGGTCTATAATACGATTCTTAAAATTGCAAGTTAATATAAATCTACAATTAGAAGAGAACTCTTCTATGAACCCACGTAAAGCAGGTTGTGTAGATTGGGGATTTAAGTAATCAGCCTCATCAAGAATGACTACCTTTTGTCCACCATGTAATGATACTGTACTTGCAAACTGTTTTATTTTACCACGAAGTGTATCAATGTTTCCATCTTCGGAACCATTAATCATCATATAGTCTAAATCTAATTCATTACATAATGCTTTAGCGACTGTAGTCTTACCAACTCCAGCCGAACCAGTAAAAATCATATTGGGTAATTCTCCCTTAGATTTTATTTCAAGAAATGTATCTTTTAATCCTTTTGGGAGAATGCAATCCGCTATAACTTGTGGTCTATATTTTTCTACAAATAAAAACTCTTTCAAGTGAACCTCATAATATAATTAATGTAGTATTATTCTTCTTTTTTTGGTGAAGATGCAACTACGAATGCTTGTAAACGATTACGAACAGCACCAACATCACCTAACTCAGCACCTTCAAATGCACCGCGTTTAGTCACTACGTCAATGATTTGAACTGCAGCAGAGATATCGCTTAGTTGTAAACCGGGTTCAGGAGCAGGAGCTTCTGGTACCTCAGCTTTAGTTTCAACTGGCTCTTCAATCACGTCTTCAGTTTTCTTTGCCATATTATTCCTTATATGTTGTTGTTTTATCAAGAGCGATCCAATATTTGGTATCACCTGCCATTACAGAAGCAATAAGCTTCTTATCAATACCAAATTCATAGGAATCTGAATTGATGAATTTAAAATTATTCATATCAAAAACAAAATCAAACTCTGCAGTAGTATTTATACTACAACTTGGAACGTTTAATGTGAATTGATTTGAAGTTGGATTAGTCTTATCAACCACTACAGCTTCAATAAACTGTGAACCAGTATTGCTCATTCGTACACTTAATTGATTTGTTCTAAGAGTAGCTGAAGCTTTACGTAATTGTGTTAGTTGGTCATGAGTAAGAGTAAATTTAACATCGTCACATTCTAAATCAATATCCTTTGTAGGGATTGTTAGAATGTCTTTATCAGAGAAAAAATACTTAAATGTTGTAATACCATCAGTAATAATTAAATGTTTTTTATTATCATCAAAAGCGAGAGTTGGATTATCAAACATATTAATACAAGCTAAAAACTCACCTAAGTCATATATTCCAAATTCATATGGAAATTGGTCAGGTATATTTGTTTTTGCCATCAATGTTTTAGATACTGACATTGTTCGAACAAATCCAGGCTCACCTAATGCAATGTTACTATTAATAGTTTGATAGTTATTTAAAACTTCAATTGTCTGTGGATTTAGATTCATCCATTTTCTCCTTTATATCATGTTCATTCATTGCTAATAAAGTATAATGAATTATTTTCATTAAGTCCTCTCTATTAGCTCCATTTTTTTTACCATATCTTGACGCATATTTAAGTACATTACCAAGACAAAAGTCCAATCCTCTTCCAGAAGACGAGATTAGGTCCATACTTTGGATTCCATTTGCAGATGTGTAGTGACCTGAGTAGGTCTTTTCAACATATTTAGTTAACTGTTTTATGTTTTCAGCTTCATTAAATTTCGTATTAGTAATGTTCATAATGTTATCAATTTCATCACTTGTTATATTATTAAATTTCATATAGGTATATTATATCATAAAAAATAAGGAAAGTAAACAGCTTTATGAAATATTTTTATACATTATTTTGTGATTAGGTTCATCATCAGGGTGGCCACAACATATATATGGTCCTATCCAATATTGAAGAGGAAACCTATGATGATATGAGGTTTGACCATGATATTCAAAAACTATTTTATTATTTAATTTAATTATAACATAGCCATTATCATTTGTAGTTTGAAGAGTTTCCACTATTATATTATTCCATACATTAGGAATAAAAGTAAAATCTTTATGTGCTGTATTTGACATATCATGGTCATTTGAATATTTTACATTTATCCATGTAGTGTTTATAGAAATTGTTGGAACAGTATTAGTGTTTCCACCAAATGGTTTAAGTTCCCAAATTTTTAACATAGTACCATGCATATTTTCTTTTTTAAATTCAAAAGAATATTTTGCAGGAACATTTAATTTTGCATCTGAATGTTTTTGCTGAAGTTGATTACGGAGAATATCTCTTCCACAATCATTATCTCTATCATTAATGCATATATCAGATATTAATTTAAATGTAACTTCATTTCCATTTTGAATAATATTCTCAATACCACTTGTAGATTTAGCATACCAAAACATATCATTAAAATAATAATTATCTTGATATTCTGCATTAACAGAAGATGCTACAAGAGCAATGGCAATCCGTAACGCACATAGTTTATACCGCAACTGCATCTGTAATTCTCGCAACTAATTGTTTAGTGTGTTTTTTAGTTTTGTTAAACTTCTTAAACTCATTCCTAATGTCTCTGATTGTTTCAGTTTTCTTAGGTTCAAATTCTTCATCAACATGTTTTTGACCAACTTTAATTATAAAGTAATCATCATAACCTTTTTGGTTAGTCCAAGCTAGAAAATTATTTTTTCTCCACTTCTTTATAACGTCTTTAAATTCTTTATAATTTTTTTCATTAACATCCCAATAGCCTTGACCAAAAGAAGAAGCATCATGTGCCAAATGAAAACCAAATATTTTAGCACCAGTAATTTCTTTAAGTCTAAGTAAAGCACTTGTATAAAGTTCTCTAGTGCTTTCACCAAAAATAAGTTTACCATTAAAGTTAATCATTTTATGATTACGATGAGTTTTAATATCAGAATGTTCGTCATCATTAATTCCAACAGTGTCAGGATAACCATCAGTAAGTATCATAACATTTGTCTTTTGAATTGCATGTCTTTTTTGAAATTCATTAGTAAGTTTAGCTGCTAAAATCGTAGTTTGAATAAGTGGAGTTGAACCCATTGCATCAATTTGATGAAGCTGACCACCAGCTATATAATATGTAGAATCACGTCTATATGAATGAGCTTTACTTATACCAAATGCTTCTTTAGCAGCTTCATCAAAAGTTCTATTATTCATTTTTGAAGAAAACATTTCAACAACTTTTATTTTAGTTAAGTCATCTATTTCATTACCCTTAACTACAATCTCGTCTTGAAGTTCTCTACCATGCCATCCAGAAGTTGTAAATGAATAAACTTCAAATGGAATGTTAACTTTTCTGCAAAACATTGCTATTGAAATTGCTTGGTTAGTTACATCTTCTATGATATCACACATTGAACCTGAAAGGTCCATAAACATCATTATTCCATGTGACTTAGCTTGAGCTAATTGAGTAGTAGTTAGGAAAATATCCTCAGAAGTTTTATAAGCATGAAGCTTTAATGGGTCAAGTTTTCCAGTTTTTGAAGTTGTAGCTCTTGAATATTCAAAAGCTGCCTTTTTTCTTTCAAAATCTTTAGCCAATAAATTAGCTGTAGAGTTTAAAGCTGCCTTTGATTTTTCCCAGTCTGTTGCAACTGCTGGATTACCATAAGCACTATATTCAATTTCACCTGGATTTTCTTCACACCATTCCATTCTAAAAGCTGCTGCTTCTTTATAAGTAAATACAATTTTTTCTAAATTTTCTTCTGTAATTCCTGAAGAATACATAGACTGTTTTGACTCTTTATCATATTTGTCTTCTTTACTTTCAAGTAAATCTTTTTCGTTTTCTCTGAAATTTTCTTCAGTCCAAGGAGAATGTTTATCAGCTGGTTTTTCTTCAGTTTCAGATTCTTTACTTTCCTCTTCAGATTCGCCACCATTATCACCTTCACCTTCTTCATCCATTTCCTCATCATCTTCTGGAGGAGTAGTACCTTGTGTGTTTTCAGTTTCAGCATCATCATCACCGTCCATATCATTAGAAGGAAAATCAGCGCTAGTACCTTCAGGCATTTCTTCATCTTCTTCATGTTCATCAATCCAATCATATAGTTTTTGACAAATTTTAAGAACATCATCCCAAGTTTGAACTTCCATAGCTTCTTTAACTAATGGAGCTTCCTCATCTGAGAATTCAACTGGAACATAACCTCTACCTTTTGAATGAACATTCAATCTGTCCATAAGACCAGATTCATTAATGTCTCTATCGTCAGTACCAAATAAATTGTCATCAAAAAGTCTAGCATAACCAGCTGTAAAGGGACGAACTATTCCAGGATATGTCTCTTGGATTTTACGTTCGATACGAATATCTTCAACGATATTTAAATAAGCTCTTGGAATTTTACCAATTTTCTTTTCAGAATCGTGCCATCCATCAGCTGGAGTATAAAGAGCATGACCAACTTCATGTCCAACAAGAAGGTCATAAACATCTTTACCTTTGTCTTCCCAAAGTGGCAATCTTAAAACACGATTTTCAACATCAAATGATGCTGTTGAATAATTACCATGCTGAACTGCTAAATTTTCTTTAGCTAATAGCTTGGCTAGGTATTCTTGTGATTGTAGATTAAGTGGCATATTAAGACCAATCCTCTGAACTTGAAGTACCAATTCCACCTTCATCTTCCATCATTGATTCTCTAAGCATAGCTTCTTCATCAGTAAGCTCTACTTCAGAAGGAGCATTAATAGTAGCATCAACTTTTTCATAAAGGTCTATAAAAGCAGCTTTAGTATCTTCATCAAAACGATTTACACATAAAGCTATTGCTTTATCACGTTTGTTGAAGATTGAATAAGTTTGAACGATGTGGCATAATCTACGAGTTGAAATAACTTCGTCAATACCTTCATCATAAAAAGTCTTACGAATTGCATCAGCCCAGCCAACTAAAAGCTTACTAAATTCTTCGTCAATCTTTTCGAATTTTTTCATATGCTTCATAACAATTTTTTCCTCAGTCTTAATAGTTGGGAAAGTTTGCTCTAAAGTAATTGTAAATCTTTCAAGGAAAGCATCATCAATAATACCAGCTGCTGAGTAACGTCCATCTTCTGAACCTTTACCTTTTGTGTTAGCTGTGGCGATTACGTTAAAACCTTCGCGAGGTTCAATAACTTCACCTGTCTTTTTAATAAGAACTGGCTTACCTTCAAGAACTCCTTGAAGACACATAACTTTATTAGTACCACGGTCGATTTCGTCAATCATTAAGATTGCTCCAGCTTCCATAGCTTTAATAACTGGTCCTTTTTGAAAAACTGTCTCACCTTTAATAAGACGGAATCCACCAATTAAATCATCTTCATCCGTTTCAGGAGAAATCTGAACTCTAACATATTCACGTTTAAGTTTTGCACATGCCTGTTCAATCATAAATGTTTTACCATTTCCAGATAGTCCAGAAATATATGTTGGGTAAAACATTTCAGACTTAATAATTTTTAAAAGTTCTGTAAAGTTTCCCCAAGGAACAAAAGTCTTATCATAAGCAGGTACAAAAACTTCATCATTTGAAACTGAAGCAACTGCTGTAGTAGACTGGTATGACATTTCTGGGTCCTTTTTAGGAGCCGCAGATTTTGGCATTAAACTTGTTAAGTCATAAGTACCGCGAGTTACCACTGGGCAATTCTGACGATATTTAACAAATGTATAAGCTGACCTTGGATTTTCTCCAATATCAGATGCAGCCTTTTTGATTTGTGTAGTTGTAAAGTGTACCTTTCCAGGGTAATCATTCATTAATTTTTCTATCGCTTTATTCATAATATATATTTTTGGTTCCTTTTTTATTATTTAATAGTACTATTATACCATAGTTTGACGGTTTCGTGTAACTTTATGCGTCCAATAGTCGCATAAAGTACTATTTTTCTATAAAATGGCTAAAAAAGAGAAAATTTTTCTACAGTTTTCTACCACTTTTTATATAAATAAACCAGTATGACCAATAATGATTATACATAACACACACAACACAGGAGAAAAAATTATGTCACTTAATCCATTCGAATTAAGATTCAAACTATTAGAAATGTCAACCGACTTTCTAGAAAAGCAAGCCGAAAAAAACCTAGAACTAGCACATCAAGCATGGGATTTAGCCCGTGAACAAGGTGAAGCTACTGTAGATTTATATAAATCTTTGCAACCAAAATCATATTCTATTGAGGATATAAAAGAAAAAGCAGAAGAGTTATACACTTTTGTTGATAAGAAATAATTAATTAATAACACTAAAATTATTTTTCTTAACGAATTGTATTTTAGCTTTTAATTTGCTTTCGAGCATATCTGGCTTATGGGAGATGATAAATGTATTTGTACCATCTTCCAAAGTCAGTAATATTTTCATTAAATTATCCACACCGTCTTCATCAAGACTTGAATCAAACGTCTCATCAAGAATTAATAAATTTGTGTTTGTTGAGTTTTTCATCTTTGCTATCTGACGCCAAGCAAATAATAAACTTAAATCTATTCTCATCTTCTCACCTTCTGAAAAATTGTCATAGACAAATGTGTCTCTATGCCGTGACTTAATAGTCTCTTGAAAATTTTCATCAAGATTAAATGCTACAAAGAATTCTAATACTTGAAGGTACTTATTGATAAGTGTGTTCATTGCAGGTAGATATTCTTTTATTATTTTAGTTCTTATGCCTGTATCTTTTAACATTTCAGAAGCTACATCATTATATAATAAATCTTTTGAGGACTCATTTAAAGTATCTTGCATCTCTCCAAGCTTATATGTCATATCAATTAAATCATTCAATGGTTGAGTCATATCAACTTCTGTGACTTCTTTGGTTGTTAAGTCATTTATTCTATCTGAACACCAATTAATTTTCCTATTAGTATCAAGCATAGAATTAATATCATCTCTTGCTTGTTCTATTGCTAAAATAGTAGAATTATATTTTGGTTCATTTTGGGTTATGAGTTGTTGAGTCTTTTTTGCCTGGTCTTTAACTTCAATAAGCATTGCAGTCTTTAATTGTTTATTAATCTCTTGAGTAC